GTATTATACCAGCATTAACTCTCTAAAACAAGCAATACAACCCAGAGTAGTGGGACCCCTTTTTTATTTAAGGGGGATTGCTTATATCGTTCTAAAGTTTATTGGGATTGGGTGTGGTACCTCTATTGGTCCATGATTTGTGTATGTGTAGGCGCGTTAGCGCCTACACAAAGAGAGTTAGTCTAGTAGTTTATAGTAAGCGTCGACATTGTTTTTCATAAACCATTCTAGACCCTTGTTCATTCTGCCGTAGTTCTCGTCAATCTCGTCTTGTTTAACTTGATCGTATCTTACAGCCTCTTCCATTGTTAGTTCTACACTAACACCACTGAAAGGATTTGTTCTTGTTATTGTTTCTTTCTTAGTCATATCAATATTCCTTCCTATCTGTCTCTAGACTGTAACCTTTTTCGTAATTCTCAATTTCCTCTGGGGTCATATCCTTCTCGACAACAATATTCCGACCCAAATTATCTAACCAAATATGGGGGTTTCTAGGTCTGCCATAATACTTGTCGGCTGCTCCCCTCATCTCTGCTAGTTCTTGTCTTCTGCTTTGCCTAATTTCCACTGGTACTCTCCTTCTGTTTATCTGCTATGTCTTGTACTCTATCCATATATACACACATTGCAACCGTTAAATCTTCGATAGTTGCTTTTTTGGCACACTCCCTGATTGTCTCCCATGCATGGGCTTTGGGGTGTTTCTGAATTGTTTTCTTTTCTTCGATTACTTCTTTTGCAGCAACATCAATTGCGCCTGTGAAGTCATTGAGCCACTTAAGTAAATTAGGTTTGTCTGTTGGTACTTCAACCATAGTCGCACCTATCTTTTTGGCTTCTGCCTGAGTGCCTACCCACTCACCAACTTTGTTTGCATATAATCTCATTATATTCTTCCTACAACTCTCTGTCTAATTGATTCGTACTCTACATCATCTAGCAGTTTGGTCAAGTAATCTTTTATGACCTTCACATCATCTTTCAAACGATCAATATCGTTCTTAGCATCTTCCAGATATTCAAACAGGCTGTTAATCTTGTCCTGCTTAGTCCACGACATATCACCTTCACATGTGTGGTTCACATTAATCCCACGTTCAGCATCTTTACGATACTCTTCTGCTCTACAGATAACCTTATGTAGGTCATTGTCGATTTCTCTGATTTGTCTGATAATAATTTCCATCTTATATTCCTTTCACATCTCTCATATAAGCATCAACAACATCAGGATCAATTTTGTTGATTAACCAACGTGCTAGATCCTTGTGGTCTTTGTTGTGGTCATACCAATCATTCATTAACTGGTGTACTACTTTGTCTATTGTTTGATCATCAATCATATACATTTTATTCTCCTTCAGCTTCTGCTTGTAAGAAATCAGCAAATGTTTGGCTCATCTGCGTTATAACTGTAGCAAGTGCCATGTCTCTTTGTTCTTTTTCAGTGGTAAGCATAAGAGAACCACCTAGTGCTCTAGCCAAGCTAACCATTGCCATTTTTCCATCCGCTTCATTCTTTTTAAGAAATCTCATCATAAGCATCATGGCATTCTGAAAGCTACCATCTGCATCAAAATCTTTATCTACCATTGTTTCATATTTACTCATTTTACTTTCTCCTTATTTCCACTGTAGGTATGAACTGATTCGCAACCAATGTCAAATCCTTATTTCCACTGGAGGGGGTCACGGTCATTTTCCACTGGGGGGTGTACGGTCATTTTCCACTGGAGGGGGTGTGGCAAAAATACCACAGTTCCTGATTCGTTCCAGTTTCTTGATTCGTTCTTGATTCGTTCTGCGGTGTGACAATTATGCAACGATTCGCAAAATAATTTTACTTGACACGATATTTTCTTGACTCGATAGCACGAATCAGATAACCGACCAAACGAATCGGTATGACCAAATTGCATGGCTGCTACAACAAAATTGCATAGGTCAGAGGTATGATCAAATTGCATAGGTATCATTCCAAAATTGCATATCGATTCTGCCACAACTAAAACAGTGTGAGTCAAGTCATAGCTGCTATGCAGTTTTTGCATATGTGACAATTTAGTACTTGACAAGCCAGATTCACGTTTTGTTCTAATTTGGTTCTTTGTTCACTACAGATTCACGATTCGTTCTCGTTTTTTGGCGTGTCAAGCAAAAATTTCGATTAGAACAAAAGTGAACATTCGATATTAGCGCCACTGAGTGCATAGAATCACTTTTTATGAATAATGAGTCATAAAACCTATTAGGCCACTCAGTGAGCCTCTCCGAGCTTCTCAGAGCATTTTAGTTATACATTATAATGGTAAAATAAATGTTTGACTCTATTGATAGAATCGCAGTAAAAGAGAATCACAACAAAACAAACGGAGTCGAAAAAATGGCAAACAAAATCTTACATACAATATTATTAACTTGTGCAATTATATCTGGATCTATGGTTATAGTAGCGCCACACTTTCTAGATAGTGCCGAAGCTTTAGCAGTGGTTATAAACGGATTAGTTATATTATTTGCAAGCTTTATACTTGCATTCTGGGGTATAGAATAATGAATAACGATATTAGTATTCTAGAAAAGATTGAATATGTACACGCAACACTTCAAGAACAGAGAGGGCAAACAGCGTATACGGATATGATTGATAACTCGCTATTGATAATTGAAGAACTCAGAGAGAAATATATTGGAGAAAATAATGATACACGAGAGAAAAGCAAAACAACTATTAAAGAAAATTATTGAGCATGCTCAATTAGATAGATCTATTTTTGTAATAGTAAGAGATGAAGACGGAGAGAAGATGAACGACACAAACAAGGTTGACGAGATTATTGATTGCATCTTTTCTGTTGATTGTTCAGAAGTACTATTTGTCGATAGAATTAGACGTAAATATAAAGGTTGGCTATTCATAGTATTGGAATATGAGAGACTACCTGAAGAAATTATTAGCGACTATTCATACAACAAATACACTGAAGAATTAGTGAAAATAGGGGAATTAGTATTATGAGTAATGGGTACATTTTATATGATGGTAAAAGCCTAATTGATGGTAAACCTATCGTAGCTATCGCAACAATTGATAGTAGCAATAAAAAGACTGGTGCAATGGTTCAAACATGGATTCTGCGTTCTGATATTGACCCAGTTACAGCGTCAAGAACTGGTCAAGATTATTCAATATGCGGCAATTGTCCACATAAAGGTAAACCATCAAATAAAGATAGTGGACAAGCTATTAATAGAACGTGTTATGTTAATCTAATATTTGCGCCTAATAACATTTATAAGAGCTACAAAAGAGGCATATACAAAGACGCTACAACGCATAAAGATATTAGAGCTATTGTAGAATGAGGCTGATAGTCCTACACCTAACCTCTCCATTGCCGCTTCGTATGCAGCGATAGGTGGGCCATTCTCAGTCTCGAACGTGATATGCAACCACCAATCTCCTTCCTCTAATTCGGGTGGACTACACTCAATACTGTATGCTTCCCGACTTGTACCCCACATTTCTACTGCTTTCTCGTACTCCCATGCTCCGATAGGATTAAGATATTCCAGTAAAGTACCATCTTCACAGGCTTTTTCTATAGCTGTTATGACTTCGATACCACCGCTGATAGTTAAGATATTCTGACATACACTATTCATCGTCTTCCTCTTTTCTTTGCGTTATGTGTGGGAAGGCATGGTATAGCTTCCATCGGACAGCCCTCAAGTTTCTTTCTGTAGATGCGTAACAATCACCATCCAATTCTGCTAGCTCGTTATCCCACTTGTAAAGAGCATTCCATAAGTCTTTGATTGCCTCTTGTTGTCTCTCCTTTAGTTGTCTGAAAGATGCTTCCAAGATATTATCTTTTTTTGTTTTCTCTTTCTTCCATTTCTTTGCACGTTCTTCTTCTTCTTTTGTTGGTATGTATGGCATTAGTTCATTCTCCTTTTGATTATCTGTAAAACTACAAGTATTATATAAACCTGCAATTCAATAAAGTAAATAGTCATTACGTTTATTTCTTCTTTGTGTGTCCCAAATGTCACACCTATAGCTATGATAAAAGGTAACGCCAGGTAACAAGTTATAGGTGCAAACAAATGAAATATCATTAGAACATCATCTCCCCTTGCTCATTGTATGGACTTCTAAAGTAATCTTTAGCCATACATAATTGACGCTCGTCTACTTCATCGAAGTCTTCATCTACTACATGTTCATCTGTGTTAATCAATCCGAATTGATCCATAAAAAACTCTAACTCTTTGTCCATTATTTAAACTCCTTCGTTGTGTTCTGTATTACTTCTAGCATCATCTTTGCTACAAGTAAATCTGATTTATCATTTTGTAATGCTTTCACTATTGCTTGCCTACAAAACTCTATTGTATCTTTGATTATTAATATCTTTTCATCTTCAGTGTACATTATACAGTGTTCCTCTCTTGCCAATTTAATTCTAGTTCATCCATATCGAACTCGCTAGGTGCTATTCGATAATTCTTAACTACTCTTGTCTCTCTCATAGTAAGGCTAGGTAATCTTTTTTCAAGCTCTTTATATCCTTCCGTTGTAAACCTTGCCCAAATACTAGGAACTGTTACCCATTTGCCACACTTCTGTTTGAAGTCATAGACGATTGCCCACGATTTAAACTCTCTGTTATTCATTTTCTCCTACCTCTTCCCAATCGTACCAAATCCTATCACTATCATAGTCTTGGTAGTTAAACTCAGATTGATTTTCATCTATCCATTCTCTGATAGCTTTCTCCTTCCAGTGATAAGAACAATTAAATCTACTATCTTTTGTTATGTGTTCTGGTACATCAACAAAGTATTCCAGATAGACAGTCTCTTCTGCTAATACTCTTATTTTCATTTTACTTACTCTCCTATAATTTTCCAATAACCAATTTTATTACCGTTAGTATCTCTTAGTATTTTTGTTCGACTGATACACACAAAGTCGTCAACGTCCTGTGATATTGTTTTAATAATCTTAGACAATTCATAATGTGGATCATGTGCAAAGGCATCATTACTCATATCTATGTTACATTCAAATTTCATTTTATTTACTCCTTTGTTGTTGATTAATTAGGTAATCATAAAAACAGATAATGCAACAACTAATTTAAGTATTTTTAAAATAATTAGTAAAAACCTGGTTTTGTGTCTTTTATGCAACAGTAAGATCGTGAGTATATACATTATAATATATACCCCATAGAACAAACACGATAGGTAAGAAGTGCTTACCAATTAATCCAATGGTATCAACTCGATAGGTAAGGATTGTTTACCTAGATTGTATTTCCCCTACAAAGTAGTTTAACGTTAAACTATCTAGGGTAAATCCGTTTAGTATTAAATAGTTTAGTATTAAACTAGTTTGTGATCACATAATATACGTCAAGAGTACTGACCTATTACTGTTTGTGATCACGTTCTTGGTTTGTTCTGCTGCGAAAGCGAATAGGGGTGTGTTTGTTTACGGTTTGTTCTTAGGGTGGCAAGGGGGGTTTGGGGGTAGCCCCTGTACTGTACAATACAACATAAAATTATCTCAGAAAAAGGTGAAGCCTTTCAAAGAAAAACATTGGCCTATTCAACAGGCATAAACGAATAGAATCTAGGTGGCGGTGTACACTTGTAGTACCTTACTTTAAGTATCTTTGTTTAAAGTATAATATAATACTTATAACACAATACTTGTAAGGTATTACTTGTAGTAACTTACTTAAAGTATAT